ATATAATACACTAATATTATACCATATTCAATTTATTATACACCAAACCAATTAAATGTCGTTGGCAGCTCGTTCATCGCTCATTTGTGGATTAAACCTACCACCGGGATACCGATTTTCAAGTTTTGTGACATTTTTTTGGATTACTTCATTTGGGTCAATGTCCAAGGCGCGGCATGCATTTGCCCAATACCAAATAACATCTCCAAGTTCTTTGATTGCATGATCTTTTGTTTCTTGAGTGAAAATCTTTCCATGAAAAACCACTTTTTTAACAATTTCAGAAAATTCACCGGCTTCACCACTCATACCCATTGCTGAATTGATTAACAATGGCACATTGACTGATGGACCGTGTTCCATTTCCCCTTTGTTGTTTTTTTCATAGTTTGCATCTAATCGATCGCAATGATTAAAAAACGTAGTTAAATCATTTGCGGCCGGGGCCGTAACTGCTTCTACAAATGTAGTATATTTGTTTAGATCGATATTCATTTTATTCCTTTAAGTTAAATTACCCACCAATTTTCATACGGAAAAATAACCCATACTGGGTTTTCAAATTTGTTAACTGCTTCAGCAAAATACGATGGAACCAAAACACTATCACTAGCTTCGTTATCAATTAATACGGCAAATTTAATATTAATTCCCCATTTCTGCTCCCGCCCAATAGTTGGTTCGCTTGACTCCCAATCTGAAATAATCCAATTAATCGTTGCACCAGTGTCTTTGATATCATCAACAATCAATATTTTTTTACCGTTTGCTGCTTCTTCAGCCAATATTAAATTGTGTTCTGGAGTACCACCGTCACGAAGCGAAACATCGAGTCCAACCATTTTGCATTTAAAATAATGACTCAACATCACAGCCGCCAGAGCGCCACCCCGCGTAATTCCAACAATCGTATCTGGCCGCCACTCTGTTAATGCAATTTGACGCGCAATTTCAGAAACCATTCCTTGATATTCAAACCAATCAATCTGTCTTGTTTTCATTGTGAATTGTGTCCGATTAAGTCCGCAGGCCATCGCCATCTATGATTTTAACAACACGCAGGGGAGGTTTGTCAATAATGATTATTTGGTTAACCCACGCCTCGGCTTCTTCACATGAGTCAAAAACTTTCAATTTAGTTGGGATGAACCCGGCAGGCGGTAAATGAGACATCATTTCATAATCATATACTTTAACATCAAACCAAACAAAACACCATCGTTCTTGAACCCAAAACAGTTTATTGTCTTTAGTGACTATGCGATATTTTTTCATAAAATCATTTCCTTTAATTCTTTAAATTCTGATAAATTGGTTTTTATAATTTGATCATTAAATTTTAGACAAAACATTGTTACCATTGACATATCAGAAACATGAAAAAAAATTCTTATTGAAGCGCTTCCACGATACTTGTGCATGGGTTTTGGTGGAATTGTATTATTTAAATACAACCATTCCATTATGTCTTTGTTGCTTTGACAATCAATAATTATATGCAGCGGCATTATATTATTTGTTGGCGTTTACAATGCTCATGAATTCTGCTCGAACACTTGGATCTTTAAATCCCCCACCAAGTTTTGATGTGATGGTTCTAGATCCGACGTCTTCTACACCACGTGATTTAACACAAAAATGTTGGGCATCAATAACAACTGCAATATTGTCAGTTTCTAATACATATTGAAGTGCATAATAGATTTGTTCAGTTAACCGTTCCTGGATCTGTGGTCGCTTACTAAAATATTCAACAATGCGATTGATTTTACTTAACCCAAGAACCTTTTGGTTTGGAATATAAGCAACAGTGGCGACCCCATCAATAATAACAAAATGGTGTTCACAATTACTTTGTACGTTAATATTTCGCTCAACAACCATTTCATCATATTTCATTTTGTTATCAACAGTGGTACATTTTGGGAAAGCTTCATAATCAAGCCCCCAAAAAATTTCATTGATATACATTTTAGCAACACGTTTTGGTGTTTCACGCAAGCTATCATCTGATAAATCCAACCCCAAAACCTGCATAATTGAAGTAAAATGCCGCTCGATTAAATCAATTTTTACTTTTCGATCAAGATCTTTGAAATCATGAATTGGCGCAACCGGGGTTTCTACACCCTTATCAACTAAATGTTGATGAATTTTTAAACCCAATTCTGGGTCTGTTTTTGTTTTATTGAAAGACATTTGAATAACCCTCCGTTGTGATGGTCTTTAATTTGTAGTTGTCACCGTTGTGTGACATTATTATTTAGTTCTTTTTTGATTGTTTCAATTAATTCATTAGCACTAAAAAACCCTTCAATCAATTTTGTTGTTTGCTTTTTCAATAAAAGTGAATATTCTGAATGACTATCCATTAACGATGTAATTTTCTGACACAATTCAGATCTATGAGATTCGTAGTTTTCGTATGATGTTGTCCACTCACTTGGATATTTGAAATCATTAAAATACATTTCTGTATAACTAAGTCTATCTGGAACAAGTGGAATGGCATTAAGAATTGCACCTTCATAGCAACCAATACCAAGAGTTTCTTGAAGCGATGCTGAGAAAACCATTTTAGCTTGACCAAGAAGTTTATGATACTCTTGTTTGGTTAGTTGTTTATCTTGGCAAACAACAAATTCATATTGTGGAAGATGAATTGCTAAATCACGAAAAATTTCAACTTGCTTTTCTGGAGCAATACGATGTGGGAACAAAATCATATTGCGTTTTTCCAAATTTTGATATGGGTTCAACGTTTCAACCATATATTCCATTGGCCAACCCGTCCGTGTTGTTGCTGTTTCATATGAAGCAAAATCACTACCTGAAAGATACATGACTCCATAATCAGTGGGTAAGACCTCATAATTCAACAAATTTTTTGCAAACATTCGTTTATGAAAATCAGTCGCAAAATAATTATTATCAATTGCCCAATAAAACGCTTTTTCAGTATGTCGAACCCAATGCGCATCTCCAATCAATCGACCAAGAAAATCAGCTGGATCATAACTACCGGCATGCCACAAAGCACCAATTTTAATTTTAATATTTAACAGGCTTGCCATATATTTGAGGTTGATAATTCCTGGATGCCAAGCGTCAGTAAACAAAAAATAATCACCATCTTTAACATCACCAGCACAGAACATCCTTGAAATTTTTTCAACCTGTACTGCTTTATAAATGTTTGTACCACCAAAATTTAAAAAGGCACCTGGTGTGGTGGCTGCTGGAATATCAGTTGGACCATCAATAACTACGACATCTAAACCATTCTCTTTTAGCAACTCAGGAACATGCGTTTTCCATTCACCGGTATATCGCGTATCCACTGCCTCAAGATCCACCAAAAAGATCTTACTCATTTGTATCACTGCTCCATTCTGGATCAATTTCTTCAATTTTAATTGAAGTTAAGTTAATAGGAAATAACGGAATATTTTTTGGAAGTGTATTTCCACGATAATCATAATCAATAGTGATGTGTGGTTTATAATCTTCATAATCCCATTCAGCACCATATTCAGATACAAACACATTGAACAAATCATGCAATTGTTTTGAATCCAGAAAACATACTAATGCATTTTGATCACCCTTAAGGGATGGTAGGGTACCAAAACTTTTTACCTTTGCTACGATTGGAAACTTGATTGGATAATCTGCAATTGCCGGAATTCCTTTCCGACTATAAACAACAGTAACATGAAAGTCTTCATGTTTAATGCATTTAATGTTCTGTTCATGGCAGAACTGCTCCAATCGAATTGCTGATCGATGATCAAGATTCAGCGCCGCATAGGTTCCCTTGTCTGGATCAATGGCAACTTGGTCTTGAAGTTCAGCTTCTTTTAAATAATGTTTAAGATTGTGCATTTACAGGGTTCTTTGTTTTGCGTAGAAATTCGCGATATTGGTTACTTTTATATAGATCCTTCGGATCATATTTTAGTAAATTAAATCTACAATAATTTAGATATTCATCCAAATCATTAAAGATTTTTTGCACCTCAGGTTTCATTACGAGATATTTGCGAATATAACTTTTATATGAACTAGACATTTTTTACCCTTTAGTATTATACATAATTGAACAACCACATTCACCATCTTCACTAACATCAATTACAATTTTACGACCAAAATATTTTGATGCAATGTTATCATATAAATCATCTGCAAGCATTTCAACGCTTTTGTTGTTTAGCTCAATTGCATTTGAATCAAATAACGACTCGCAATAATTAAGAAATTGATGAAACTCAAGTTCTCGATCATTATGAAAAATTTCAATTTGAATTTTAAATTTAAACAGATGTCTATGCCTATTACTTAAATAGGCAACATCTGACAATGCTGGGTTTGTTCCGGCATCAGGATATTTATGAAAACCAGCTTTTTGGAATGTGACCCAAATATATCGTGTTGCCAGATTTTTGTTTGATGCGAGCCTAGTAAGAACCGCACTATCTTTAGTATTATCCATCTTATTCATTGTATATTGTTAGATAAAGTTAATCAACTGGTTAATTACCACTTTCACTTGAAAACAATGTTTCAAACATTGGTTGGCTGGTCGCCTTTTTGGCTGTGTTTGGTTTATCCATATTGACTGTCCCCTCAATATCGAATAATAATTTGGTATAAGTTTGGCCATTAACAGACTTTTTGCCGGTGAATCCTCGAGTTCCAACATGCTGCATCCAAAATGATGAATAATGATCAATTATTGATAATGCTTTACCTTTATCGCTTGTTTCAAAAATAGCATCAATAATTTGACTGGTTGTTTCATTTGTTAGTTCTTGCAACAACATCTTTGGATAAACACCCGAATCATACCGTCGATTTGCTTCTTGAACTGCATAAATGTGGCTCCAAATATTATGGCCCATTTGAAGCGCATAACTAAAACTATCCCAGCTGGTTTTTCCAATTTTATTGATTTTATTCAAATCATTTGGACCATAAATGCAGATGTCATTCATTTTACAACGTAAGCTAACTGGGCTTTCTTCAAAACGTTTAAAAATACCATCTTGAACCATCGCACTACCCCAAGGCCGTGAATCTTGATAATACTTTTTATCGTCAGCGCCTGGTGACATTCTATAAGTCCAATTTCCACCGTGTGGAAATTCAGTTTCATGATAAACCATTCCGTTTGCTGTTGCTAAAAACGCACTGGCAGCATCAAAACTTGCGGTAAAATTGGGATTGTGATATTTACGAATTGCCCGTTGAATTGCCGTGAATACACACGCCCATTCAAGTTTCGCAACACCTAGAAAGTGCATCCAATCATGAACTCCTGGTTCTAGTAATCCGTCGTGTCGTAATTCAACTAGGCGCCGCAAAATAAGATGTATTTCACCCATATTGTTGCCGCCCATACCCCAACCATTGAAATGTTCATTTGGATATTGTTTTGGATCACAATATTTCTTTACATGACTGTACCAATGGTCTGCTTCAGCATGATTACTACCTTGCAACACATTTAAAAATTTCGTGCCGCCATTACGGTTCCTAATAAAATATTCATTATTATATGCGGTTGTGTTTAAACAATCAGCATAGGTATCAATCCCAACCTTTTTACCGGCAACCTTATCATGAATAATCCATGTTGGAATATCCAGCGTCATTGCATAATCAGAAATACCGTCCAACCAAGACAACACGGCCTTCCGCCGCTTTTCACTTAAACGATCAGTCGGGTCCTTCCAATTGCCCTCCCAAACACCACGCGCAATTTGGAATCCACCACTATCACCAACGACCAGCGTGTTTTCTCGATCACGCTTTCGAATCATGTTTTCTTTTGGGTCGTCTTTATTTAAATCCAAATTTGCGTGGCCTGCTGAATACAAGGACCATTTATAATGAAAATACCCCGCATCCTTGTTCAGGTAATTCAAACCCTCAATACCATTCTCAAAATTAGAGGGAATTCTATTTTGTTCAACATATTGACCTGCCTGTTGTTTCCCAATATATGTTGAATAAAACCCAGACAACGCCGGCAAAAAAACGGCATAATCAGAATGTTTACTGGTTAAGTTATCTCTTTCTAAATTATTTGTCATTTGCTTTTATTAGCGCCTTTATTGTTTCATATTGATGCCATGCGTCATCTAATATTGGATTTTTTTCACGCAGTTCTTGATCTTTTTTCTGAATTTCATACCATGCAACCATTTCCAGGAACCTAGTACCAGGCCTTATGCTCACCTCTACAATTGGATGACCATTCTCCCATCCCTGGGCTGTGCTTACATCTATTAAACCATCTGGCCAAGAAGTGACCTTAATCATTTTGTCTGTGCTGGTAGAATATAATTATAATTAATTAATCCAGAATCAACAGTGATCATCGCCGCACCATCATCACTAAATTTTAGTGTTTTATCACCTGGTAAATTAAGAATACCAATAACAACAGCAATTGGCCAAGACCAGGCTTTCGTTAGTGTTCCAGTAATTCCAGCTTGGAATACAAATTCACCGGCATGACTACTGTGATCACCAAAATAAAACTTCAAATCTTTTCCATCCGTTTTTGCAACAAATGTGGTTTCATCATTGTGTGCGCTTGCTTGGAATTTCAATCTTTGAATATTGGCAATTGATGGTTCAAAATCGACACCCCACTTAGCACCCTTAAACTTAACCGTTTTCAATTTTTCAGAAATAATTTCAGAAACCATAAAGCGATAATCATTTTTAAAATCGCCCGCCTTGTTTTCAAAATGCAAGCCTGAAATTACTGTCTGTTCGTTTCGTGTTTGTGTGGTTACATTGATTTTGGCGTCATCTTTATATTCAGGAATATTAAGAATTGTATTTAATCGACTAAGATTTGGCATTCCAAACACGCCTTCAAATTCGGGAACCGGATTTTTAAAACTTGCCTGAACAATAACGCTTCTGTCTTCAGAAATGGCGTCTAAAGTGGTTTCTTTATCTGTTCCAGTGATTTTAACCAGATCAATAATCCCCAAACCATTTGTGTGTTGAACGATGTCTAATAGATAATCTTTGATTGTCATGAAATTTCTCCTATCTGAGTATTATATAAAAATTAATAAGTAAAATCAATGGTTATGAACACCATTGTGATAAATTATTCACCAAATGTAAAAAATGTATCAAATGTAGATTTAGTATCAGTATGGGTTAAAAGATCCCAATTCAAAACACCAAGCAAGTTATCTATTTTTTGATCAACAATCGTTGATTCCATCAGCCCATCATCAAAAGGCAACTCTTTAAACCAATCTGGAATATGCGTACAATCTGTTGGGTAACCAATACTAGTTAACCCAAGTGGGTTATCTTTTAATTTACATACAATGGTTTTCATTCCATCTACTATATTCATACTATAATTGTCACCATGCATTTTCTTTAAGGTGTTCCAATTAATTGCCGCTCGAACATGCCCTGGCATGTTTGCTCGACCTTCGCGTTCCTCTGCCTTGGTAAACTTCGTAAGGTTGTTAACTCTTTTTGGTGTTCCTTTTTCCCACGCCGGTAACCTAGCGAAATCATATTTGAATTCTCGAATCTTACCGATGATGTTTTCTTTTGAATCATTCACCAAAACCATTAACAAAATTGTACTCAAAAAATCTTGTACTATTTTTGGAGTATCAGATCGCTTCAAATCCAAACCCATTGCTTTAACTTTTCCTGGTTTACCATCAACATCTAGGCGCCGACCATCTAAATCATAAATTAGAATAGCATATCGTTTTTTAGTAATAAACAAACCGCGTGATCCAACCAGCTCACGGCCGCCTTCAATTAAAGAACCCATATGCCTTGGACAATGAAAGGCGGTCTCCATAAAAGCAGGAAAACTTTCATTGACTTGCTCCGCCACTTGATCATACATCATTACACAGTTTTCTTTTGTCCAATTTATTTCTTTAGCTTCAATTGCATCTTTAAGAATTGGTTTGTATGAAAAATAAACAGAGTCAGTATCTCCATATACAATAGCATCACCAACATGATCATATTCACCTGTTGCGATTTGATTAACTGTTGATGCCATATGGCGAGCAATGGCCCGCCCTGTTAATGTTGTCGACTGACCAATTCTGATATCATTAAATCGACATCCAACATTCAAAAGGGCACCATATAATGAATTTAAATTAATTTTTTTCACCAACTGCCGTTTGTCCCAGAAGGCCAATTGTTCACGAACCACTTCTGGATTCTTATGAAAAATTTTATTGTTTCGAATCTCAAGATTATTTTCTTGGATGAAATTTTGTAATTCTTCAGGGGTGCCTGAATCGAGCAATTCGTATAATTTATTGATATCCATTTTAATTTATTTTGCTAAAGATGAAAACCTATCTGGCAATGCAAGCCCGGCACCCAATTCACCCCATCGCTTTTTAGTATTTTGTAGCACCTGCCGGTCAGAATACCAACGTTCAAGCAATCCTGGAATAATTCCTTTTTTATCATAAGAAAAAATGGTACCGTTTGCACTCAACAGCCACGCTTGATTGCTGTTAAATATCATCTGCCATATTTCAGCAGCTGAATGAACAGTGCTTTCTTTTGTTTCTTCCCAATCAATGGTAATTTCAGTTCCCGCTTCTTGATTAATAACAGCGGTATATTCAAGACTACCAAAAATACCTTCCCATGCAGCTGAATAAGAACATCCTTCCTTCTCCATTTTTTGTTTTAAATAATGCTCAGTCATCGTGGGACGTAATTGGCCCACGATGTTTTCATTGCCCATGTTTAATGCGCGGATGGTTGAAGGATACAGAGATTTAATATCAATAGCTGCAATGTCTTCATGTAATCCTTTTTTAGGGGTCGCCACATATGCACCGGCAGCTGGCGGATCAGAATCTTCACTATCAAGTTTATGTTTACGGTTTGGTACTATGATTCCTTGATGATGTGCTTCATTAATAATTGCCTGTTCAGTTACTGCAACTGCCCCCATGGTGGTCTGCAACAATACTGTATTTTGGTGTGCAAGTTCACAAGCCAAATCAAGAAACTTTAATTTCAAATTTAATTTATGTAACAAGTGAGTGTCTTGACGATTATATTCAATAAACTTTTCAAAATCACGATTGTATAATTGATCTAAGGTGCCTTCATATACTGTCTTACGCTCATTAAGCTCATATTCACAAATCGCATCTAGACTATAACTGTGCATTTCATGATATGTATATTTTCGATAAAGTTGCATATAATCCATATGCACTCGACCAACCAAATCATAAGTGATGCTTTCTTTTCCAAACCTTTCAAATTTTCTTAATTTCGGATACTGATTCCACAAACACAATCGTCGCGTGTCATTCTTACTTAGGATTTTAGTAATGCGGTTGATAACATATGGTATGTCATATGTTTCTGAATTCCAACCACTAAGAATATCAGCGTCGTCAATTATATCTAAAAACGCCTTCATCATTGCAGTTTCATCATCAAACAACAGAACGTTATCAAACCTGGACACCAATTCACCAGCAGTTTCTTTTGAAAGGTTTTTTGGTGGCACCGCCAGAGTAATTAATTTATCAACCCAATCTAAATATAAAGAAATTGCCGTTACTGGATTAAATGGATCAGTGACTTCACTGAACCCACGCAATGGATCAAACCCAACTTCAATATCAAAAAATGCGGTTTGTAATCGCGGAGCCGGCTTGTCTTGATAATTTTCTTCAAGACATCTAAAAACTGGATTTAAGTCACTCTCCCAGAGTTGCTTTCCAGAATGCATTCGTATTTCTTTTTGGAATTCTTTTCCAGATCTGGTAGTAAATTTGGAAACCGGAGTTCCATACAAAGTACGATATTTTCCACGTGGATCATTATAATAGAACGTATAGTTTGGAACAAATTCGTTATATAATCGATTACCGTTCACACGTTCAACGACGTGAATACGATCATGATCCTTATCCAGGATTGCATCAACGTAACTCAAAATTGACTCCGATTTTTGTTTGTAACAATAATATTAAACAGTTCGCCCAACCGTTTCCAAAATATCGCGGACGGTTTCATGATCTTCTGTTGCTGATGTGAAGTTACTCTTTTGTGCAATTTTAATTGCTTTTTTCAAAACGGCTGGTTTAATTTCCATTTCTTCTGCCACAGCCTTAACTGTATCAGATAAACTGGAATTTAGATCTTCAATTTCAGTAAGAATTTGAATACCTTCAGAAACAAGTTGGGTAAGTTTAAGTTTTTGTTCATTTGAAAACATACGTGAAGCCATAATTAATTTCCTTTTGAATGATATAGTATTATAACAAATACAGTAGTAGATGTCTAGAGTTATTTGACAATTGTCATTGGTGAACAATAAATTTTTCGCTCAAATCGATCCTTACCAATAACAGGAGCCGTTTTGATATTGTTTGGAAGCCATTGAAGGTTAATGACAGCATCACACCCACCGCAGGCAAGTGGAATAATATGATCCATTTGCCAATTTGGGCAAGAACCTGTTGACAAACCGGTTGCCGGACAAGGATGAATTTTTTTGAATGCAGTTTGAACATCAGTTCGACGAATTATGTTTCCAGATTTGTCACGTGGCGCTGGACCACAATACCGCAATTCTTGAGTTGGTTGAATTGGTTGGGCCAAAACAACTTGGCTAATCAATAGCCCAAATAAGAAAAATTTATTCATAGTATATTTATTTAATCGTATATTTGGCGATTAATAATACCATATTGTTTCATTATTTGCCCAGCTACCATGTCTGCTTCTTTTTCAATATCAGAATCTGGTGCGGTATTTGTTCCAATTCGATTTTCAAACCGTTGTTGTGTGTGAACTAATTCATGAGCCAGCGTTCGTAAAATATCAGCCATGTTGCGATTTTCAATGTATATCCAAATAATGTTTTTTTCTGGATCATAATAGCCCATTCGATGATGTTTTCTCACATCAAGGGTGTCATCACTGAATTTGATTTCAGGCAATTTACCTTTATCAAGATTTAATTTTTTGCAACAAAAAGATAAAAAATGTGATATTGTTTTATTTTTAGATTCGTGTAATGCCTCTGGTTGAAGTTTTGAATTGGTGTCTGATTCAACATGGAATGGATCATTTATGACTAATTCGCCATTAGATCGAATCATAAAGTTGTTATGATTTAAATCGAAATAATAACTATTTTCTTTAGCTATCTGCCCCAATTTATATA